CCCGCGCGATCACCTGCGTATTAGACATAGTCGGGAGCCTCCTAACATTATTTCATTAGGTAGGCAAAGCGTTATACTTAGTAGCATAAAACAATCTGTTATACTGTAGCGCATTACTGTTTGGATTTAGTCTTGCTCTTAGCGTTAGTGATATGCTCTTGTACTGTAGCTTTGCTAGGGATACTTACAATAGTATGACCTAATGATTTCATCTTACGTTGCAACACAATGTTCTCACCGTGATGAAGGATGGCACTCACTCGATTCATACCGCAGCCCATTAGCTTACCGATCTCACGGTATGTCATTCCTTTAACTCTGTTGTGATAAGCTCTCTCGCAGTCGTAGGTATCAATCCACTTAGCGGTCTCTTCTTCCTCGGTAATAGTCTCAAGCTTATCGGGATACTTCATCCAGCCTTTAGCAATAGCATTAAGCACAAGTGATGGTGCTTGATTTAAAAGGCTTAGTTTCCTCTGTGATTCAAGCAGATCATCCTTAGAGATCTCACCGTCTTGGACTTGACGAGTAAGGTATTTCTGTACGCCTCCCATATTACTGTTGGTTCTTTTCTTCTATGGCTTCGATCTGGTTGAGCAGATCAACGATAGAGTTATTGGATTGGATAAGCTCCATCTCAAGCTTACGAGCCAATGCAAATACAACTGTTAGTGTTAGTATCGGGTAATGCTTCCTAAGCTTTTCAATCTCAGCGTCACAGCGTGGAGTTGCTGACTTAGTATCTTCAAAGAACTCTGCGGTAGTTGTCATGGTGTTAAATGGTTTGTTGTATATCAAAAGGGAATGTCATCTTCAGGTCCAAGAGGATCGTTAGCGGATACCTTCTTGGTTGCTTGCTTAGGCTCACGGTTGGCTGTCTCTACAAAGTTACCGAGGATTGGACCTTTGTGTCCATCTTGTCGGGCTTGCTTAGATACAGACTGAACAATCATACCGTCGTTACCATACTGGTCGCGGCCAGCCTTATTAGTGATAAGAGCGATATCCAAATACGTTCCAGCCTTACCTTTGAATAGGTGGGTCTTGTCTACTTTAGTTACGTCAATCTTTCCGGTTATCATGGTGTTTATGTTGGACTTGGGTCCGGTGAGAGATTGGCAGACTTGTTTAGGGGAGTCAACCTGTCGTTGGGTTTTTAAACTTAGGTATCAATGCCGCACTCAGAGAACCGGCAAAACTGTCCATCGTAGAAGAGTTTTACCAGTCCGCACTCACCGTCGCGCTGCTTGGCGATCACAATTGTTGCTTCTCCTTTAGGCTCTCGGCGGTCTCGGTCTAAGAGCATGACACAGTCGGCATCACGCTCAATCTGACCGGAGTCAGCGAGATCGGTCAGTCTGGGTTGCCTTCCCTTATCCTTCTCGTTCTCTCGGTTCAACTGAGCGAGACACAACATCGCAACTCCAGTTTGGACGGCAATGTCTTTGAGCTTACCACTTACCTCAGCGACCTCGTAGGTGCGTTTCTCTGCTCGGTCTGCGGCTTTGATCTTCTGAAGGTAATCGATGATCACCAGCTTAACTCCATGCTTCCGCACCGCTCGACGTATGTTTGCGGTGATGGAGGCAATGCTTTGAGAGCTAGAACCATCGAGGAACCATAACGGACTAGAAGCAATCTTGGCAGACGCTCCACTCATCGAGCGCATATCACCTTCGGAAAGATCACCGCTTTTTAGGTTTTGCATTGGCACTCCACCAATTGAAGCGACTGATCTTCGGAAGATTGCTTCCTTACTCATCTCAAGCGATATAAATAAGGTTGGCACTCTTGCTTGTATTGCTGCGGCTTCTGCTATTGCAATGGCAATTGCAGTTTTACCGATAGAGGGACGAGCAGCAATGATTGCCATCTCTCGCAACTGCAAACCATCAGTCATCTGGTCCAGCCGATAGAATCCAGTCGTGATCCCGCTCAACGTACCTTTGCGAGCAAACCTCTCCTGCATCTGGTCAATGAACGTACCAGCAACTTGCTTTGAGGTTGAGAGAGTCTCACGGGATAGCTCAATGCTGAGTCCAGACTCGGCATTAGAGACGATTTGATCCGGCTGGAGTGTCAAGACAGCGGACTCGCGAATCAATCGGTCTCCGGTCAATCGTAGCTGGCGACGATGAGCGGCTTCGGTGATGCCTTTGACGTAGTTGGGGAGATTGGCTGGTGATGGGCAAACTTCCATCGCTTTGTTCCAGTCTTCAAACGGGATAGGTTGATTGCCGTTAAGCTTTTTCCATTCCTTACCAAGCTCGGGTAATGATATTTGGCGGTTCTGTTGGCTTAGAGACCTAATCGTCTCATATGTGTCTCTAAGCGTGTTGGTCTCTATCCATTCGCTTTTAACTTCAGCGAATGCGTCAGCGCAAGTGTCGAGGGTTCCGGTAAGACAAGCTCCAATGAGTCCAAACTCGTCGTCTTGAGCAAAGAAAGCGTCGTTCATAGTGAATCCATCCAGTCAGTCTGCTTCTTGTGAGCAGATGCAATTGGAAGGGATTGCTGCGAGTCGTCATCTCCAGACTTACAGCGATCAATCTCAGTGTTCCAATTGTTAAGCAGAGTCATAATGTCTTTGCGTCGATACTTGTTCTTAGTCTCGTAACGAGCATCGAGAAGCTGAAGGTCTGACTCGGAGGTCTTAAGCTTGACCACAAGCTTGAGAGCTTTGAGTTCAGCGGGTTGCCAATCGGTTCCTTCTCGTCTGCGAAACCATTTGTTTATCCGAGAGCGAAGCGAATCGAGTTCGGGATCTGAAACGCTTGGAGTTGGCAAAGAAGAATCTATCTTCTCTATCTTCTCTTCTCTATAGGTTACCCCACGGGTTATGTCTGGGTTAACCGGAATCGGTTCTGGGTTAACCGGCGGGTTACCCGTGGGTTTCTTTGGTCTCCCTCCTTTGGCTCCATTTGACCAAGAGCAAATCAATCCAGCGTTTACCTCATCCCATTGATGGGCAATCAAACAGCCGTCTTCGGATCGGCAAAATGTCTGGAGCATTGCGTCCCAGAACTCTTGAGCGTCTCCGTTCCATCTGCATACAGCCGACAAGATGGCAGGATTCCAATCAGCAAACCTGTTTGTCTTTCTGGTCTGACAGTGCGCCCATAGCCGAATAACGTGCAATGGAGCGGTTTCAGTGTCTAACAGTCTGCTTAGTAATCGTGTTTTCCAGTGATCTAGGAAGTCTAGTTCTACAATCATGTTTCAAGACAGAAAACCCCACTCAGTCTGTGGTGAGAACTCCCGCTGAAGCGACGGGACGTACACAGAAAGAGTGGGGAGAAATTGGTTGAACATGGCTTCATTTTTGAATGTCATCGCTTGCTTCTCACGGCTTGCGCTGACTGCTTACTTCTAAGTCTGGATCTGCGGTTCGTCCAGCACAAACTTATCAAAAAACTCAGCCTTTGGTCGAACGTAGAAGATCTCTCCTCGCTGATAGATCACGCAGAGTCTCTTGGTCTCACCGATCCTTAGTTGAGCTTCGGCAACAAACTCAACTTCAACGGTTGGCTTGGTCTTTGACAGGTATTTCATCTCTTGAGCCTTAGCTTTTTAGCCCTCACGCTCCAAACCCAAAAGTAAGAAACGCGATATTTTGCGGCTAACTGTTTGTTGGTGACGCTCTTATCTGCTTGCAGCACCGCATCGACAATCTCCCGAGGGATCCTTAACCCCTTTGGTCGCCCCCTTCCACGCTTAGGGCTGCGTTTGGGCTTAAGCGTTCTCGGAGCCTCTTTGGTCTCCACTATCTTGTGGACTCCAAGCAATCTGGAGATTCCAGTTTTGATTTCGTTGAGTATGTTCATTTTCTGGTCTTATTGTGTCTGATTTTGTGTATCCAACCTATGCTGACTGCGTAGTCTTCTTTAATTTGTCTGTAGGTTCTGTTGTTCTTAATGTCTTCTAATACTTCTAACACTACTGCTTCTGGTATATGTCCGCGCTTTGGTATGTATGACTCATTTCTTATCGTCATTCAATTTTGGATTTACTTTCTTTAATGTCGTATATGGTTGAAGCTGAGACACCGTATTTCTTAGCTAACTCTCGGCAAGTGTAGCTTGGGTTCTCTTCGAGAATGGCTTTGCGGATATCCGCTGGAACAGTTTCGTACCGCCGATAGCGTTTAATTTTTGTCTTTTTTAATGGAGCGACAACACCAAGCATCTTCTCCATTGATTGCTTTGTGAGACCTAATTTTTCAAGCAAGCTCATATTTTCTCGCTTAGTCCTTTGATGATTTGGTTCCTGCGTCGTCCCGAGGTATTTACGATCAGTTGTAGGACGCAGATTGGGTCTACGCTCGCAACGTGTTTGTATTCCCCTCTACGCATTGCTGGCGAGGAATCCATTCTGCGAGCATCTTCTGCGTTAAGCACAACCACATCTCCGTTTCTTTGGTGTTTGTAGATAAAGCAAATACTGAAGTCGTCAGGTAGTGTTTTCATTTAACCTCCGTATCCCGCCACAACAGCAGATCCGCTCGCATCGAGTCGTTCTCGGTTTCGAGTTGCTGGATGTAAGCCAGTCGCACTGCTGCGAGTCGCTCTAGCCTCCTGCACAGCATACCCAGCTCGGCTATGTTGTGAGGAGTCGAGTCTGATATCGGGGTGTCGCTGACCTTTTTGTTGTCGTTAACAAGATGGCTCACGGCT